TGTTGCTGCCCACGCCGCCCGTGCCGCCGTAGTAGATGAACGCGAGGCTGGAATGGTACTCCGGGTCGGGGGCGGCTTCGCTCGTCCAGCCGATAGTCGTTGCGGGTTCGCCGCCGATCTTCTTGAACGCTTCGTCGAGGCCACGGAACCGGGCGTCGTACATTTCAATTGCTTCATGCCGGGTCGGGCAGCGGAAGCCCTTGCGGTATTCGGCGGCAGCTTTCTGTGCGCCCTCGAAATTGAATCCGCCCGGTAGGTCTTCTTTGGCGATTTCGAGCATTCCGAAATCGGTTACAAGTACAACGGTCTGCGCTGTGGTCGGATCTTCGCGCTTCACCCATTCGTCGACGGGGATAAGGTTGCGCTGTTCCTCGGGGATGTAAATCCCATTTTCGATGTTGTTTTTCATAGTGCGTTGTGCGTTAGTTGTTTAATAATATGTAAAATAGCTATGCCGAAAGGCCGTTGGATAACCGACAGAATGGTCGAAAAATCGTCGACGTCTGCCGATGTGAAATTCAATACCTGTTCGCCGCGGTCAGTAAGTCGAAATGCCGTTCCTTTGTTCGATGATTCGCTCGTTATCAGTCCTGCGGCGCATAGGTGGCCGATAAGAGTGCGCATTTTACCGTGGCTTATTCCGATAAGTTCGGCAAGTCCGAGCACGCTGCCCGTCGCGCTGTTAAGGCTCGTTGTGTTCATCGTGCGTTGTGCTTTATGCGATAATAATGTATTGCATTAAACAATTTTTGTTATATTTGTGCGTAATTCATGCGTAATCCCTGTGAATTATGATGCAAATATAAAGCAAAGCATCATATTGTGCAAACTTTGTAAAGCATTTTGTGAAATTTTTGTGAAATTTTTTTATATATGACTATAAAAGAAAGGCTTGTCAAGTTCGCTAAATCGAAAGAGCGTTCTGTGCGTGCTTTTGAGCGCGAAGCAGGGCTGACGATTGGTTATGTGAACACAATCCGCGTATCTGTTCAGCCGGATAAACTACAACGCATTGCATCACGTTATCCTGACCTTAATACAGAATGGTTGATGACGGGCGTTGGGCCTATGACCCGCGGCGGCTCTGTGAAGACCTCGACGGCGACAAACAAAGCCGAAACGCCGAATGTATTTACTGCTCCGCTGTTGCCTCTCGCAGCGCAAGGTGGGACACTCAACGACTTTGTTGTGTCAATTAAAGTTGCCGAGTGTGAGCGCGTTGTCACGCCGATTCGTGACGTTGATTTCGTTATGACGGTAACGGGCGATAGTATGGCCCCGGACTATCCGAACGGGGCGCAGGTGCTTATTAAAAAAGTCGACGAAAAGGCGTTCATCGAATGGGGACGGGTTTATGTCCTCGATACCTGTAACGGTAGTGTTATAAAGGAGGTGCGAAAGGGGGACGATGACGATTCCGTACAGTGCTATTCTTTGAATCCCGACCCGAAATATCAGCCTTTTGCCGTGCGATTCGCCGATATTTACGGAATGTATCGCGTATTGATGTGCATGTCCTTAAAATAGTTAATATAAACACTTTAACCCTTATATTTTATGAAAAAACTTGCTTCGGGCTTCGCCTCTGTCGGGGCTTGCGTTTTACGACGCGTAGGGATTATAAAATTCCCCCCCCCTCGAAGATTCTGAAAGGGCCGATACTCCATCTTGGGATTGGTAGAATTGTCGCACTTTGCGCCGTTTGGTGTTTGACGTGTTGCACATACCAAGCCTATACGGTAAGGTATTCTGTTGACTATGCAGATTACATCAACAGCGGTTTTTGGATTTTTCCGTCAGAGGCTCAACCTACATATAAATACCTCCCTATTGCCTCGATTGCGATGGAGTACGGAGAGGAGTTCGGCCCCGGCGCAGCGGATGATATAACCCCTAATAAAATACTTGATATGCTTGTCGAAAGAGCTAAAACGCGAGGGGCGAACGGCTTGATCGGTGTAAGAATCTACCGGGAACTGGATGCAAACAAACGCCCTGTGTGGCAAGCGTCCGGGGTTGCCGTTAAGTTTGAAGATGTACCCCTCGAATCGGGTTTCCAATCTGCCAATAACCAGTAAAAACATATCAAAATGGATTTCAAAGATCAAATCAAGCTGTTGAGTGAACGGGTTATCAAACTTAAAGAGAATACCCAAACCGAAGAGGCGACCAAAACGGCGTTCATTATGCCGTTTCTTCAAACCCTCGGATACGATGTATTTGACCCGACGGAAGTTGTCCCCGAATACACTTGCGATTTAGGGATTAAAAAAGGGGAAAAGATCGACTATGCCATTCATAAAGACGGCCAGCCGATTATTCTGATTGAGTGCAAACATTGGAAAGAAGACCTTACATCGCATAACGGGCAACTGTTTCGTTATTTCCATGTATCCAACGCCCGCTTCGGCATTCTGACCAACGGCATTATCTATCGTTTTTATACCGACTTGGTAGAGAAAAACAAGATGGATGAAAAACCGTTCTTCGAATTCAATATGGAGAAATACCGGGAATCGCAGGTCGATAAATTGCGTGAGTTCCACAAGAGTTATTTCGATGTAGACACGATTCTCAACACCGCCAGTGAATTGAAGTTTACAAATGAAATTCGAAATGCCATTGACCGGGAAATCAACAATCCCAGCGACGAGTTCGTCAAATACTTTGCCCGGCCGATTTATCCCGGCCGTTTCAACGACGTTGTAATGGGGCAATTCCGCGCGATTGTGAAACAGGCATTTGTACAATACACCAACGATTACATAAATGAACGCCTTAAATCGGCGATCTCTGCCGATACGGTAGTAGAAAACAAGGTCGATAAGACCGAACAGGGGGCGGATGTGGCCGCAACTTCGGATGAGGCAGAAAAAATAGAGGATAACCGAATCGTAACTACGGAAGAGGAATTGCAGGGATTTTATATCGTTCGGTCAATTCTTTATCCGGAGGTCGACGATATTAACCGCGTGCAGTACCGTGATACGATGTCGTATTTCGGAATCCTGCTTGACGACAATAACCGAAAACCGATCTGTCGCCTGTATTTCAATAGTTCAAATAAGTATCTCGAAACTTGCAACGTGGAGAAATGGGGGCAGAAACACCTGCTTGAATCATTGGACGATATTTACAAGTATAAGGATGAAATCATAGCTGCTTGCAAAATGTATTGATCTATGCAAACCGTTGCGGACAGATTTTTCGAGGCGTTCGATGCCTTGCTTGCGATGGGCGAAACGAAGATACAGACGTTTTGCCGCGAGGGTGGCATCGACAAGCGCAATTTTTACAAAAAGCGCGATAACACGGATAGCCGCCGGGAGATTCCGACGGCGTGGCTGACGTTTATCGTCGAGCATTACGGCGTTTCGCCTCGTTGGCTGTTGACAGGCCGCGGGCAGATGTTTACAAAATAGCCCGAAAATATGTAAAAAATTATGTACGCAGGGGTTAATTTTCCCCGTGAAAATATGTACAGAAAACGCCCCGACCGTTTGGCCGGGGCGTCGCGTTTCGCTTCTGCGAGATTGTCAATAAAGCAAAGGCTATGAAACGCGAATTTCTGCAAGTTTTTCCGAAAGGTCTTTCAACGCATAATCGAGCGTGCGTAGCTCCTCCTGCGAGAATTTGGCCTGCATTCCGTTAACCGTGTTGCCGTTAATACGCTGATTCAGCCAACTGCGGCTTTTATTGAAATAAGTCTTGGCAATGTAGGACAACGAAATTGCCGGAAGCACAGATTTAAGGCGATTGCGCACTAATTCGTCCTGTGCGCGCTCGTTCGTTTCCTTGATCTGCGAAAGGGTGATCGCGGCGACCTCCTCGGCGTTTTGTTCGATTGCTGCGGAAATCTCTTTGCCGATTTCGTTACGTTCTTCTTCCGTTTCTGCGCTTATAAAACGACGTTTCAAATCGTCCATTTCTTTCTTGGTTGCCATAGTCTATTTTGTTTATGCTCCCCGCCCCGCAAGGCGGGGAGCTGTGTTTTACAATTCTTTGAGGATTTCGACCAGCTTGTTGATTTCCTCCTCAATGGAAGCGAGGATTTTTGCGGCTCCCTCTCTTCCTTTTAGTTCGCTGTAAAGCCTTAAATAGTAAATTAGCTCTGCTTCGAACTCCTTTTGTTCCTTGCTTGGTTTTTTCATATCCTTTTGGCTTTATTGACAATGCAAATATAATAAACATTTGTTTATTATGCAAAATTCCCGCCGATTATTTCCGATTTTCTTCTCTTTTTTTGAGTTCCGACCAATCGAGCAGGCCAAGTACTTTTGCATTTGCCTGCCAAATGACCGACCAATCGCGGTCGATATATCGGTCGGTTATTTTCATATCTGCGTCGACGTGGTTCAGTGCCTCGTGTACGGTGTATTTGTCGATTTTGAGCGCGGCCGAACGGGCTATCGTTGCCCAGCTGTGCCGGGCGGCATAGAATGTGATATGTTCCGGCAGGGGGCGATCTTCGCCTGTGGCGTCGTTCTGACGTTGGTCGGCGTCGCGGATCGCCCGCAGGGCCGCGTCTATTCGCTTCAAACCTTGATTCAGCGCGCAGTTGAACGTGTTTCCCGTGCTGTAATGCAAATGGAACCGGAACAACCGCTTTCCCATGGGGTCTTTGTATTTCTCGACGAGTGGCGCGATCTGCGGTTCGATGCGGATGTGCATTTCGGCCTCGTCCTCGCGGCGGCTCGCGGTCTTCTGCCGATTGTAGATAATAACGTCGCCGTCGAGCGGCTGCGCCGGACACGACAGCAGGTCGGCTGCGTTCATGCCTGCAAGGCCGAACGATAGGAGGAAACAATCACGGGCAAGATCGCGGCGCGTGAAATCAGAGATCGACCCAGCGCGGCGTGGTTCATCGCCGAGGTTGATTATTTGTTGGAGTATATCGGGGCTGACGGCTCGTTTTTTGACCTTTGGCGGTTGCTTGACCTTGTAGGTTTTGAACGGTGATTGCGGTATGCGGATGACGCCCAATTCTTCGTCGTTAAACTCTTGTTTTGCGAGATTATGGATGTGGCGGACACAGGCAAGATAGGATGATATGGCGCGGCCGCCTTTCTTGGTCTTGTGTAGTTGGCGGATTGCGCCCTTTCTGCTGTGCGTCAGAACGGGTTCGGCCTCGATGAACTGTTCGAAGCCCGTAAGGAATCGGGCATTTATCCGGCTGATGTCAAGTGTTTCCGTGCCGATATACCGCACCAACGCATTTAAGGCGATCTGATACCCGATGCCCGTTCCGGGGCGCATCGTTTCGGCCTTTTTGCGTCCGTAGGCGATAAAATCGAGTTCGAAAGCCATGTTGTTCTGCTCCGTCTGCTTGATGTAGTCGACTACCTGCCGGACGGTCATAACGTCGGCCGCAGCTCCGAGCCGTCCGACGATGGCGCGCCAGTTGTCGATGATTCGTTTCGCCTCGTCGATTATGCTTTGGTCTTTGAGTTTAAGCGCGCGCGTCATTTGGTGTGCGGCGACGTACATATTCGTCGACAGCTTCAATGTCTGCCGTCGATGGGTCACTCGTATCTTTACGTTGTAGGTTCCGTCCTGCCGTTTATTGTCGGCGTAGACAACAGGTTTGAATGTGGTCGGCATGGTGCAGGTTTTTGACAACTATTTGACAACATTTGCGAGCAAATATACAAACGAAGCGTGCAAAAATGAACGAAGCGACGGAAAATTCCGTCGCTTCTTGTACCCTCGCCGGGAATCGAACCCGGATTTGCGGTTTAGGAAACCGCCGTTCTATCCGTTGAACTACAAGGGCTTACGTCTGTTATAGATAATCCGGCGAAAAAGTTGTGTGTAATTTCGCTCGGATGTCGTGTTCCGCTCTGCCCCAATGTTTAGGAAACCTTGTATTTATCTATTCTACAAGCCATATATTCAGCAAATTGCGAATTGAGCCGAAAAATATTTGACAACAATCTGACAACTTTTGCAAAAATGCGGGGTCGCCGAAGCAACACCCGCACAACGCACGATGCCGTAAAACGACATCGGTGCAAAGGTACAAATTATTTTCGACCGACAAAACGGAGTACGAAAAAACATCCCATGATGACGGTTGCGCAGATTGCAATGATGCCGAGCCAACGCAGGTTCTTCGGTGTCGAATCCTCTTTGATCTCTTCCGTGCCTGTGTCTTCCTGTTTGTTCGTCGTGGTTTGTTCGTTGGCGGCTTCGCGTAATTGCTCGTCGACGATCTGACGAATAACGGATTTATCGACGGTTGCCGTCGTGTTTGTGGTTTTCGTTTCCGTTGTGGTCGTCTGCTGGGGCGGCGGGATTCCCAAGCTGTCGGCAGCGGGGCTGCTCGTATCGTAGATGGTTGTCGTCGATTTCGTTTCCGTCGTGGTTTTCGAAATCGTTACGACGTCGCGCTGCTCCTCCGCCTGCTCCTGCGTTGAGATTTGCCGCTCCGATTCGGCTTGCTCTTCGACGCGCTCCTGCGCGGATGAACGCGAGGTGTTGCGCGTGGATGCACACGCGCAACACAAGCAGCCAATCGCAAGTAAAAGGATTACACGTTTCATGGTTCGAATTTAATTGCTAAAATGCGATTCTTCCATCCCCGCAGGAATTTCCGTTGGGATGGCTTTCGTCGGACGATATTTTCGACGAACGCGATGCGTGCCGCTTGTATCTGATGGAACAGCGGGTCTGCGGGGCGGCTGTTAAGTGCGGCGAGTGTTTTGCGGCCGACGATGCCATCGACCTCGACGCCGAGGATTTTTTGTACCTGTTTGATGCCGTGGACGCCCGACGCCCACACCCAATCGACAACGATATTTGCGATGGACTGATTTTCGATCTCGTCGGCCTTCCACCTATCCCAATACTGACATTTGAAAATCTCCATCCATTGCTCGTTCGTTATGATTCGCAGGTCGTCGGCATCAATGTCGCCGTCGCCGTCGTTATCGCATCCGTGCAGCCGCCACGTTGCAATCGTTATTCCTTTGTTGGTTGCTCCGCCCACATCGTCGGGGTCGTTCACATATCCGCCTTCCCACGATAGGATGAACGGAACGAGTTTTTGCGCATCTGCCATAATTGCCGTGGTTTTAATAAGTTATGCTATCGTCTTTGTTGGCTGTGTTTTTATTATTCCGGTCATCTTCCTCGATGTGGCATTGTTCGAGTTCGTCGATACCGAGCCGTCGCCCCAGCAACGAAAAGACGTTAAATGTTATCCGCTTGCCTTTTGCTGCAAAATAGTTAGACAAGCACGACGATAGTTCATTACCGTAAATGATGGCGAAAATCAGGTATTTCAGCCAGTCGGCGGCAAATCCTATCGAAATAGTAATGCCGAGCATGACCCAGCACAGGTATTCGCACATTTTGTTGACTGTGCGGCGAACCGCCCGCGAAATGCGCACACGCTCACCCCTTTTTCGGGCCGCTTCGCAGCCGAAAAAGAGATCGCAGACGATAACCACAGCCGCAACGACCAACCAAATGATCGAATCCGCAAGAGCTTGATAGAAAATCGACGTCAATATTGCTGTCGTCGAGTTTTGCACGATGGTTTCGGCCATTGTCGATTGTTCGGTCAATAGGTTCATACGGCGTCGATATTATGCGCCTGCTCTTCCTCGGCTCGTTCCGCTTCTCGCGTCGCTTCGAGTTTGGCCAGCGTCTGTTCGTTTCGGTTGTATTCGGCGTTTGCGGCCTCGTATCGGGCGAAATCGTCGGGGTATGTTTCACGAAACGACGTTCCGTTTTTGAAGCATTTCGCGGCCCGTTCGTCCGACGATGCCATGATCGCGCGCAGTTCCAACTGGCGCGACTGTAATTCGTTAATTTGCTGCTGTGTTTCCATCGTTGAGTAAGTTTTTGAGTGTGAATAAATCGCGTCTGCGTTGTTTGCGGACGTTGTATTTGCAGATTTCCCGTTGCCGGAAATGTTTGACGACCGTTGCCGTCGTGATGTCGTCGTCGAAACGGATATAGTCGCACCATACGGTTCCGACCTCTGCGGCGATGCGTTTACGAATGTTGAACGTATCGAAATGCCGCATCAACCCCAAATAGGAGTTTAGGATTGTCGCCAGCTTCTCGACATGCCGGGCCTTGCGGCGGCTACTGTGTCGGCACGCTTCGTTGTAGTAGTGAATCTTTCCGAAACACCGTGCGACGGTTTGGTTGTTCGTGTAGACGCGGTTGTATTTGATAACCGCACCTAAAAACTTGATGCCTTTCGAGTAGTGTTGCAGGTAGAATTTCCGCGGGTGCATCGTCAGTCCCCGTTCTGCGGCGAAATAGTTTCGAATATAAGGCATGGCCGTAAGAAACGATGCCTTATCCCGGACGACGAATGCGAAATCATCGACGTAGTTCACAGGAGCGAGGCCAACGGAGCGCATCCACCGCATCGCGGGTGCGTTGTAGAAATTCGCGTCGGATTGCGACGTGAGGTTCCCGATGGCTAAACCGAGGAACCAATCGACATTGTAGAGGCTCTTCGAGCGCGGCAGGTCAGCCCAATCGCAAAGTGGAGTTTTCCGCACGGCGTTGTCCTGCGGATTATGCAGCGTAACGACGCGGATAAGATACAACAGCGTATCCTTATCCCATCCCTCGTAGCGCTTGGCGACCAATGCGACCAACTCGTCGTAAAGACGGCGTTTGTCGATGCTCATAAAGAATGATTGCAGGTCGAATTTTGCCACATAACAGTCGGTGGTATAACCTTTCGACTGGTGGAATATCTGCTGTTGTAGGGCCTGTATGGCCGCAAGGTTGCCTTTCCCGACGCGGCAACTGAACATGTTATCGTCGAGTGTTCCGCATTCCTCGAAAAGAGCTTCGAGGCGCATGACGATATAGTGCTGCACGATTCGGTCGCGGAAATCGGCGGCTACCACTTCGCGCAGGCATGGTTTCGTAACGATAAATGCGATGGATTGCCGCGGGACATATTCGCAGTTGAACACCTCGCGGGCGAGCGCGACAAGCTCGCTTTCTTCATCAAGCCAAAAGCGTATCGCGTTAGCGGTATGCGCTTTGTTTTTTAAGCATAGGCGATATGCCGCCCGCATTGATTTATAGAACGAGGCGAAAGGGTCTACATTACCTTGAAATTCGGAAACCGGACGCACGGCGTTCGTGTTATACTTGTTGTTGTTGTTCACGTTGCCCGTGTTGCCGTTGTAGATGAACGCGTTGTTGGAATTGTACTCGCCAGTTTTTTGCATTGTCGGTATAACTATGAATGATAGTATGCAAACCCTTTTCAAAATAATAATTATAGGCTCTCTGCCGACGGCCCGTTGCTCTTGCCGACGACACCCTCGCCACGCAGAAAATAGTTTCGCCAACCCCTCGCCTCGTCTTTAATCTTTGCGATAAGCATATCGCATTGTGCTTTTGCGTCGTCACTCATCAGACCCAGCGCAACGGCCATCCGCAGTTTTAGCGACAGGGTGTCAATACGCAGGACGAAATCGTAGATGATTTGTGCGGCCCGTTTCGGGTCGGTTTGATGATTCGCCCGCAGTATCATTTCCTGCGCTTCCTCTGCCACAACGTCGATGCGGTCGCCGATAGTGAATTTGTATTTGCGATTGAATTCCGCTGTCCGGCGATGCAGGAGCAACGCCAGTTGGAACGTTTTGTCGAGGATAGATAATTTCTTTGCCATAGGTCTAACTTGCGAACCCGCGCCGCACGCCGACGCGATGCGGCGCGGGAATTAAAAACTGAAAACTGTTTTTACAAAGCGGAAACCGGACGCACGGCGAACGTGCCATACTTGAAGTTGCTGTTCACGCCGCCCGTGCTGCCGCCCGAGACGCA